GGACAAGCCATGAGAAGAGATAGATTCAATATAGCAATTTACCGAGGTGAGACTTTCTCACTTGCAGTTGAATTGAAAGACGCGGATGGCGCGGCTATTACTTTGGTGAATGCGACTTTGACCGCTCAATGCAGAGTAAAGGCTACGAATGCGACGCTCTTTACTTTCAATACGACAATACAATCCCCTGCAAGCGGTGGCAAGTTTTCAATCTCTTTGCCGGGAGCTACAAGCCTTGCTTTAACTCCGCAAAAGGGACTTGTGTATGATGTAAAAATCGAATGGCTTGGCGGTGATACGAAGTATTGGCTTGGTGGTGATTTGGATATTATCGATACGGTGACTTCATGAGTACTAACAATGTAGTCATTACGGCGCTTCCTGAAGTTGTCCGAGTTTCAGTTGGTGCTACGATCAACTCAGGCGCGGCTGTGTTCATCTGGAATGAAACGCCGACTGGAAATATCAACGGCTCAAATGCGACTTTCACATCATTGCAGAACTTTGTCCCTAACTCTTTGCAAGTCTTCATTAATGGCGTATTGCAAGTGCTTACAAACGATTATACGACAAGCGGATCGACGACAATAACTTTGAATGTTTCGCCTGTCGTTGGTGATGTTATACGAATACATTACAAACTAGGATAATACGATGCCAGAGACCACAATAGCAGGCCGCCAAATACGCGATGGTGCGATAACCAACGCGAAAGTAGCTGCGGGCGCTGCAATAGATTCGAGTAAATTAGCGGACGGCGCGAACTTTGTAAAGAAGGATGGGAGCGTAGCGTTTACGGGCGCTCAGTCAATGGGTAACAACAAGCTTACGACCATTGCAACTCCGACTGACTCAGGCGATGCTGCAACTAAGGGGTATGTAGATACGCAAATAGCAGGTTTGTCAAGTGCTTACAAGTATCGCAATGTCCACGCGGCTACGACTGCGAATATCACCATAAGCAATCCCGGAACGGATACTTTCGACGGTCACCAACTTACAAGCGGTCAGCGCCTTTTGGTATGGCAGCAATCGACTCAAAGCCAAAACGGTATCTATGTTTTCAATGGCTCTTCAAGCGCTTTAACTCGTGCAACTGATTCGGACGCTTGGGATGAGCTTACAGGCTCCTTTGTCCATGTTGACGCAGGTACGACTTATGGCGATAAGAGATTCTATTGCACTTCAAATTCAGGCGGTACTCTTGGTTCTACGGCGGTCACTTATGTGCAAGATGAGTCAGGTACTTTGACTCCGAGCAATTTTGCAACTGAAGTTATACCAAGTGGAAATATCGACGGCTCGAATACGGCTTACACTTTACCCGACACTCCGACTGCAGGAACTTTGCGCTTGCACTTAAACGGTATGAGGCTAAGAAGCGGCGCGGGTAATGATTACACGATTTCGACAAATACAATCACGATGGCTACGGCTCCAATTAGCGGAGATGTTTTAATTGCTGATTATTTGAAGTGATAAGATGCCAACAACAAAACTAAATAACGGCCAATTGCCTAACTCGTTTGATTCAAAGACAATCGGGACAAGCAATACAATCAATACGAATCTTACTAAGCTATCCATTGCAGGCGGGTCAAATGGTCAGGTATTAAGCACTAATGGTAGTGGTACTTTGACTTGGGCTACGGCGGGCGGTGGTGGTGTAACCGATGGAGACAAGGGCGATATTACCGTCTCTAGTTCGGGTGCTACTTGGACTGTAGATAATGACGCGGTAACTTATGCAAAAATTCAGAATGTATCAGCCGCTTCAAAACTTTTGGGCCGTGGTGATTCAGGTTCTGGTGATGTGCAAGAGATAACACTCGGCACGGGCTTGACAATGACGGGCACTACTTTGGCCGCTAGTGGTGGCGGTGGTTCTCTTGGCGCTCCGACTTATGTAGTGACCAAAACTGCAGATGAAACAATTACAAGCTCGTCGACTTTGCAAGATGATGACCATTTATTCCAAGCGTTAACAGCGAATAAAACATATTGGATAGAGTTAAATTTGATTTTGAGTAGAGGAAATACTACTAACTCATTAGCGATACAAGTTGCAATGAGTGGTAATTCAGAGGGACATTTTGGAAATTTGTCAGGAATGGTAACTACGATAATGAATGGAACTTCAACTCTTTCAACTGCGCAAAGTACAAATGCATCTGTTGTTACTCGTTATCCGGTAGGTGGTACAATAAAAACAACAAGCGCGTATACATTGCAAATCAAATGGTCTCCAAGTTCAAATAACACTACGCCTATAACGGTTCACAAAGGATCTCAGCTTGTTATATGGGAGGTTGCATAATGGAAATAACACTCTACAAAAAAACTGAAGCTATGAATACGCCTGTCTTAGCATGGGATGAAAACGGCAATGCGACTGAATACGGCGCTTCGTTCCCCGTAATGCTTTGGAAATTCATAGATGAGAACGGCAATATATGGAATACCGAAACTGCAATCGACGGTACTGAAGAAGAAGCCGCAAGTATCATTCTAGGCATTACCAAGTGAGTCAATACAGACCCCGCTTAAACCATGAAGAGTACACGGCGGTGCTTAACTATCGGATAGGTAAAGGCTTTGAGCCGAGCCCTGAAGACAAGCCCGAAGTAGTTCCCGAATGGCTAAATACCTTTGAAGACGGACGCGAGGAGGTTTTGCCCGTTTTGCGCATTCAAGGCAAGACGGCGGTCTTCTCTGATATTCACTTAGGCATCCATGACAAAGCGGCGCTTATTGCAGCGATTCAATATGCAAAACAGGATAGAGTCGAGAATATCATTTTGAACGGTGATATACTAGACTCGGCTCAAATCTCAAGGCACCCGAAACACGCTGATACGCCAAAGTTTTTAAATGAGATCGAACTTGCAAAGCAGTTTTTAGAAGGCTTGAGGTCCGAGTTCAAAGACCAAAATATCTACTTTAAAATTGGCAATCATGAAGACCGCTTGGAGCGGTACTTAATGCAGAATGCAGACGCGCTTGCTGGTTTGATTGATTTTAGAAAACTACTAAAACTTGATGAGCTTGGAATACGCTTTGTTGAATCTACGCAATTTATGAAAATAGAAAATACCTACATAGTCCACGGTCACGAAATGAAAGTCTCAGGCGGCGTAAACCCCGCCCGCGCTTTGATTCTCAAAGCGGCGGCTAATGTCGTAATGGGTCATGTGCATCGTACTTCCTTTGCATCTATTAAGAGCTTGGATGGTAAATTTTACAAGGCATATACGACGGGATGCCTATGCAAGTTGAGACAAGCATATATGCCACACTCAAATAGCAATCATGGTTTTGCAATCATTCAAGAGAATGGTATGGTAGACAATCTCTTTATTGAGAATGGAGTAGTGCAATGAGATTCAATGATGTACTAAATGCAATGATAATACTTGCAGTCTTGCTTATTATCGGCTTTGTTTCGGGGCTTCACGTAGGCCGTACGAGCGCAAAACGCGTAACTGATACAATCACTACCGTACAGCTTATTGAACGCCCTGTAACGATCAGAGACTCAGTACATACGAAGTCAGTTACTATCAAAACAAAAGACACTATTTACTTTCTTGATAAGCCCGTAATTATTCCATGTGGTGATACTTCGTTTATCGCTCAAAGCGACTCGGTAATTACCGCGACTCGCGATACAATCAATATGGCTTTTGCCTATGCAAATCGCAAGGGTCACTTCTCACTTGTTTACCGCCCGCGCCCTGATTCAATTAAGGTAATTACTTTACCGACTGAAGTGAAAACCGAGAATAACTGGGGATGGGTTGTTGGTGCTCTTGGTGTTGGATTAGGTTTGGGAGTTTATTATGGCAGGCGCTGATAATCTCAAAGGACATAGCTTCAGAGACAAGCCCGAGCGTATCAATCGAAATGGTAGGCCAAAGGGTAGCATCGTGTATCTCAAAGACCTTGCAAAGATGGCGGCTGAAGAGCTTGCAAAACCTGGTAAGACTAAAGAAACTGTAGCAGGTGATATAATCGAAATGCTGATACATAAAAAGATATTAGTCAAAGAGGATATTACGGCAATGAAACTGCTAATGGAGTTGCTATCTCACATGGATAATCAAGTAGCAGAGAAAGGCAAAATGATAATAGAGTGGGGTTCGCAAAATGGATACAGTGATACGGATAAAACCGCATGATAAGCAGCTTGAGATACTTCGGAATAGGAAGCGCTTTAATGTTGTTCGGTGCGGTCGTCGCTTTGGCAAGTCTTATTTGGCTTTTGCTTTGGCCCTTGAGAAAATGCTTGAAGTTGATGGGTCGTATGTTCTCTATACAGCGCCCTCATATACCGAGCTCTCAGGACGAGAAACCGAAGCACAGAATTTCTTTGCACCGCTTGGCGCAACTTACAAACAAGGCCAGATTAAACTAGGCCGTAGTACATTGGTTCTGCAAGGTATTTACCGAGCGGATGGCTTAAGAGGTAATAAGTTTCATAGAGTGATTTGCGATGAGTGGGCACATTGCCCGAATGCTGAAGACGATTGGAACTTTGTGCTTTCTCCGATGCTAGCAGATTATGAAGGAGATGCTTACTTCTTTTCAACGCCGAAAGGTAAAAATCACTTTTGGCAATTAGATCAGCTCTCCGAGACTATGTCAGACTGGCAATCATTCCACTACTCGACATACGACGGCGGGCAAATCAAGATAAGCGAAGTTGATAGGCAAAAGGAATTACTACCGAGCTTGGTTTTCGCGCAAGAGTTTCTTGCAGAATATGTCGATAGATCAGCGGCTAAGATCAAACGCGAATGGTTACGCACGACAAACGGCCAAGAATGCACGGCGTATTACATCGGAGTTGACCTTGCAATCTCGCAAAAGGAAACTGCAGATTATACTGCAATCGTGGTAATAGGCACGACAAAAGATGGTGAGGTTGTTGTAGTTGAAGCCGATCATTTCAGAGCGCAGTTCCAAGAGATAGGCCGTAAGATCATGTCAGCCGAGCAAAGATGGAATGCAAGAGTAGTAGCAGTCGAATCAAATCAGGCGCAAGCTTGGATGGTGCAAGAGTTAAAAAGAAATACTAAGATGAATGTCGTAGGTGTGAGGGCGGATAGAGACAAGGTGATACGCTTTCAGCCTGTAGAGGCAAGATACGAGCAAGGGCTTGTTTATCATGTCCCTCATATCAATCCGGAATTTACCGAGGAGCTGCTTTCGTTTACGGGCACTCCACAAGACAAGCATGATGACTTTATTGACGCGTTGGGTTATGCCTTCAACGCTATTCGCAAAACTCCACAGATATATGTATGAGTCTACTTGACCAACTTAGAGATAGAATCGCAAGTGCAGTTGCACCGCGAAGAAACGACAGACCGTATATTCGGTCGGGTGGCTCTCGCAATATCGGTGCGACTCAAGTCGGTAATGAGTTAAGCGCCTCTCTTCGAGGGACTGTATTCGCTTGCTTGCAGCATAGAGCAAATGCTTTGAGCGGTATCAAGTTCGATGCGTACAAAGAGCAAAACTGGGAAAAAGAGGAACTCGGACGCGGTCATTGGACAAACGAATTACTCTCAAATCCTAATCCATATTTCACACGCTCGCAAGTCTTTGGATATATCGAAAACTGGCTTAGCATCAATGGCAATGCGTTTATATGGACTCCGACAAATGGCTATCGAGTGCCATTGCAGATGTGGGTATTAAATCCGACAAGAATGCGAGTAATCAAAGGGGAAAATAACTTCATTGATGGGTATGTCTATCAGTCAGCGCAAGAAGGGAATATAGCCATACCGGAGAAAGAGGTTATTCACCTTGCGAAGTTGCATCCCGCCTCGCGTCCGGAAGAGATAATCGGTATGAATATCTTCGGCGTTGGTCTTGTTTCGGCTGCTTTGGAATATGCGAATATCGACCGCGAAGTAAGTGCTTATTTAGCACGCCTCTTTGCGAATAATACCGTCCCGCCGCTTATTGCGAAGTTCCCCGAAAGGTTTGACCAAGATGAATGGCAAAAGCTAAAAAGCGCTTGGAATGAAGAACTACCAGACTACAAGCTCCGAGCTTTGCTTGGAGGTGGTATGCAATTAGAATTACCACCGAAAGGCGAGCTATCGGTAGGCTATGACTCAGTTAGCAAAGATGTAAGAGCTCAAATCTCTCAAGTCTTCGGCGTGCCTCCCGGAATGCTTGACGGATCATTCCAAAACCGAGCGACTGCAGAGGTTCAGTTTGCAATTTTTAGACAAAACACAATCGATCCCGAAGCGCTTTACATTGCCGAAGAGTTTACACGCCATTTTAGACGCTGGGAAGAGGATGTCTTAATCGAAGCGCAACCGTACGAATATGCAGATCCCGATGCTGATATGAGACAAGAAGAGTTCGAGCTTAAGTGGGGAATTAAGACAATCAACGACGCAAGAGGCGAGCGCGGATATGATCCGATACCAGAAGGCAATACTCCGCTTATTGCTAATGGTTATGTCCCTCTTCAAAGCACCGTAAATACCGCTCCCGTGCCCGTAGCGACTCGAAAACTCTTAACCCGAGCAAATGCCAAGCTACCTATAGTTACAGCCGATGCAAAGGACCTCTTTTGGAGAAACTTTGACGGGATAACTGAAGCGAATGCAGGTAGTCTTGAAAATGTAATCGAGATGATCATAGCACAAATCAAAGAGCAAGTTTTTCAGCTTGCAGATGATGGCGTGTTAACTCTTGCGACTGTAGATGTTTCACCCGAAGAGCTTGCAAAGTACGATGCAATTATAGCAGAGGCTGCAAATCAAGTAGCACAAGAACTCTATGCGACTCTTGCAATCGAGGGCGGCGTGCCTCCGACTGCAGAGGTTATCGCCTTGGTCGAAGAGTCAAGCGCTCAAATCCGAGATTCTATCGGAGTTATCAAGCAAGAAGTACAAGCGACTTTGACTGCAAACGCCGGTAAGGATAAAGAAGAGCTTTTCAAGATTCTAAATACCAAATTCGACTCTTTGCAAACAAGCAGAGCGCGTGCGATTGCGAATACAACGAGCGCAAATGTTACAAGCGGAATGCAATATGCCGTGTACAAAGATGAAGGCTTTGAGATGGTATGGCTAACACAAAGAGACGGCCGCGTAAGACCCGCTCATGCTGCTATGGAAGGCTCGACTCAAGGCGCGGATGGATACTTTACGGTAGTGACTGAAGTTCGCGATAAAGAAGGCAATATCATTGAAGTCAAAACCGAGAAAGCGAAGCGCCCGCTTGGTAGTGGACTAAGCGCTTCAAATGCAGTGAACTGCAGATGCCAATTATTCCCCGTGGAAGCCTAATGAGCTACAAGCCTAACAAAGGAATGCAAGAAGAAGCAGAGCGTGCTATCCGTTGGGTCGAAGAAGGCCGCAAAGGTGGTACTCGCATAGGTAAAATCAGAGCGCGCCAAATAGCACGCGGCGAGAATCTAAGCGAGGATACTGTTAAGCGTATGTATTCTTTTTTCTCAAGGCAAGAAGGCGTAAAAGATGCTGAAGGCTTCGAGCCTGGTGAGGATGGATATCCATCACCTGGTAGAGTCGCTTGGGGTCTTTGGGGTGGTGATCCCGGATACAGTTGGTCAAAGAACATAGTAGAGCAATTAAAAAATAGAGGTTTTAATATGGATTTAATAACACGCGAGCTGAACCTACAACTTAGGGACGGCTACGAATACGAAAAAGAGGAAGGCTACGAAGAAAAAGAGAATGATATCTATACATTCGTAGTATCGACTCCCGAAGTTGACCGGTATGGGACTATCATAGTTCCAAGTGGAATAGACTATCAAGCATATCTAAATAATCCCATAGTCTTAGCTCAGCATGACTCGGATGAGTGGC